TTAAGAGTGCAATTAGTGGAGGCGGAAGCAAAGCTAAAGCTAATACTATTAAACCAAAAAAGAAACCTAAGAAAGAAACTTCTAGAGAAGCTAATGCAAGAGCTGCAGGTGTTACTGGCAAAATGCCAAGAGCTAAAGACAGCCAAGTAATGAAAGCAGAAGCAGCTAGACGTAAAAGATCTAAAGACAAAGCAGCTAAAAAAACTGCCAATACTAAAGCAGCAGATAACAGAGACGCTAAGCGTGGTGGATTTATTTCCGCTAATGCAATGAAGTCTTCTGCAAAAAATGCTAATGCTAAAATGGCGGCAAACAAGAAACGTAAATCAGATGAGCTAGTTTCTAGAGGAAGAAAATAAATTGTCTAACCAAAAGAAAGACATGGGATTAAATGAAGCTAGGGATTTTGTTCAAAGCAAGTCTCAAACTTTTTTAAAGAAAATAGCCGCGGGCGCATTAGGTTATGGTGTTAGTAAAATACCAGGTGCAACCGAAGGTTACAAAAAGATCAAAGAGAAAGTACCTAAAGGTTTCTCAGCGAGCTATGATCCAAGCAGTGGCAAAGCCAGTGTAGGATTTAAAATAAAATTTTAGGGAGGAAAGCATGGCTATAAAAGAAGTTAAGTCACATCCAGTAAATGGTCCTTACAATAACACTAGATACACATCTAGTGCTAAAGCAGGTAAGAACGGAACATATACTTGGTCGACTCAAGCAGAAGACTATGACTACAATGATGGCGTACACGTATGGGATATTTATAATCTTCCAGATGGTGCTACACCAACTATTGGAGAGACAGTCAAAGTTTCAAATAAAAAGAAATAGAACCAACTAACACAGGAGATAGTATGGGTACTCGCGTATTAACGCCAACACTAGAGGAATACGACGCGTCCAATCCTCCGACAAACCTATATATGCAACTAGCATTATGGGGCGGAATTGCGTATGTCGTTAACAAGTGAAGATAGGGATGCAGCCACAAGGCTAGCCATCCATCAAGCAAGGGACGATCTCTTAGCGTTTGTAATGCTAATGAATCCTTCTTTCAGTATTGGTCCGCATCACAGAGTGTTGTGTGACCAACTAATGAGATTAGAGAAGGGTGAGACGGATCGTCTCATGATCTTCATATCACCACGTTCTAGTAAATCATTAATTACATCTACATACTTTCCAGCATGGGCGCTCGGTCGTAATCCATACTGGCAAGAGATAGCAGTATCACACAGTGATGATTTAGCTACAAGGTTTGGTCGTGCTATTCGTGACATCATAAACACGGATGCATACAAATCTATATTCCCACAAATAAATATTCGTAAAGATAACAGAGCGGCAAACTCATGGGCGCTTGAACATAAGAAGAAACAAGCAGGTTCATTCCTAGCAGCTGGTTCTGGTTCAGGTATCGCAGGGTTTGGTGCACACTTGGCAATCATTGATGATCCTATATCAGAGCAAGATGCCTTTTCAAAGACTAGACGTGACAGTTTAAACTCATGGTATGCCTCAGGTTTACGTACAAGGCTTATGCCTGGTGGTAAAGTTGTATTAGTTATGACTAGATGGCATGAAACAGACCTAGCAGGTTATTTACTTGAGCAACAAGAGTCAGCTCCTATGGCAGATAAGTGGGAAGTAGTACGCATACCTGCCCTAAATACTACAGAATCTTTAGAAACTTTAGAACCTGCGCGTAAAAAGCTAATAAAACAAGGATATTTGTCCCAAGACTTTACTAAATTAAAGCTAGGTGAGTCCTTTTGGCCTGCACCTGACAAAGAAGGTGGGTTTTGTTGGACAACTTCGGACATAATTAGGACTAAAAACAACACGCCCGGGTTTAAGTTTGACGCATTGTATGGACAAGCGCCTTCATCAGAAGAAGGAAACATAATTAAAGCGGAATGGTGGCAGGATTGGACTAAGGATGACGCACCTGAGTGTGATTATATTATACAATCATGGGATACAGCGTTCTCAACTAGGACAACAGCCGATTATTCTGCAATAACTACGTGGGGTGTATTTGGGGATGGGATATCTGCCCCCAATTTATGTCTATTAGGAGCAGAAAGGGGCAGATGGGACTACCCAACGCTACGTCAAAAGGCAATAGACAAGTATGAACAGCATCAACCTGACTCAATACTCATAGAGAAGAAGGCATCGGGGCAATCCTTGATACAAGACCTGCGAATGACAGGACTTCCTATCTTTGAGTTCAACCCAGACAGAGATAAAGTGGCAAGAGTGTACGCAATTACTGCATTATTCCACAATGGTAGGATATATGCACCACATGACAGAACATGGGCACATGAAGTCATGGAAGAAGCTCGAGTATTTCCAACAGGCAACCATGATGACTACATGGATACAGTATCACAAGCTTTATTGTGGATGCGTAATGGTGGTTACATAGAGCATAGTGACAATACGTGGGTTGACAAGGCAGAGCAAAGAGTATATAATAGAAAAGAAGCAGCATATAGTAAAAAACGTGGACTTTACTATTAACAAGGATACAAAATGGCAATTGAAAAGCAAATAGATTTAGACGAAGTAATATCGGGCGTACGTATGCCTGATGAATCACAAGAAGTAGAAGTAGAATTAACAGATGAGGCAGAACTAGAAGCTGCTGAAGCAATGGGTCTACTTGACGAAGAAGAAATGGTAGAAGATGAGTTTGATGCTAACTTAACAGAACTCATATCTGAAGAAGATTTACAATTAGTAGCAAATGAATTAATAGAGGGTTATGAACGTGACAAAGATTCACGTAGTGACTATGATAACATTGCAGAAGAAGGTGTAACTCTATTAGGATTTACAGATGAACAAGGTGATGAACCTTTCCCGGGGGCATGTGGAGCAACTCACCCTGTACTAGCACAAGCAGTTGTAAAGTTTCAAGCAAAAACATATAAAGAATTATTTCCAACAGAAGGTCCTGTCCGTACGCGTATAATCGGAGTGGACACTATGCAAAAACAAGAACAGGCAAGTCGTGTTCGTCAGTTTATGAATTGGCAAACACAAATACAAATGCCCGAGTACGGTCCTGAACTAGATCGTTTATTATTTTATGTATCATTGTATGGTACGGCATTTAAGAAAACATATTGGGACCCAACATTACAAAGAGCACGTACAGAATATATTAAAGCTAGTGATTTTTATATAGATTACTATGCATCTGATTTAGAAACTGCAGAAAGATTTACACACAGATATGTACTCTCACAAAATGAAGTTAGAAAATTACAATTAGCAGGTATGTTCCGTGACATTGAAGTTATGGAAACTGAAATTGACGAAGACGCAGCTACAGAAACAGCAAATGAAATTGTTGGTAGAAATCAACCAGGACAATTAGATGATGAAGTAGAAATTTTAGAAATACACGCAAATATAGATTTACCAGGTTTTGAAAATGAAGATGGATTAAAACTTCCATACATTGTTCACATGACTAAAGACCAGCAAGTATTAAGCATACGAAGAAACTGGGATGAAGAAGATATGTTGATGAAAAAGAAAATGTACTTCACACATTACACAATGATTCCAGGTTTAGGTTTTTATGGTTATGGATATTTACACTTAATAGGCGGTCTTACTAAGACTGCTACCTCCTCTATGCGTCAGCTTATTGACGCTGGAACCTTTGCAAACTTACCAGGGGGATTCAAGGCACACGGTCTTCGTGTACTTGCCCCTGATGAGCCTATATCACCAGGTGAATGGAGAGAAGTAAATAGCCCAGCAGGAGATTTGGCTAAGTCATTACAACCATTACCATTTAAAGAACCATCAGGAACTTTATTTAACTTAATGCAATATGTTACTAATCTTGCAAAAGAGTTTGCCGATGCGACAGATAGTGTAGTAGAACAAGGTTCTAACTACGGTCCAGTCGGTACTACAATGGCTTTGTTAGAGCAATCTTCAAAGTTATTCAACGCTGTGCACAAACGCTTACATGCTGCTCAATCCAAAGACCTGCGTATTCTCGCTAGAATAGATAGCGAATATCTTCCAGATATGTATCCTTATGAAGTCGCAGGTGGTGCACAGCAAGTTTTCAGAGAAGACTTCAATTTAAAATCAATTGATGTTATTCCAGTATCAGATCCTAACATGCCTACAGAGGCACATAGGATTGCAAAGATAAATGCTATCATGTCTATAGCTCAACAGAACCCAGCTGCATATAACATGCAACAAATTAGTATGGAACTGTTTGCTGCTATGGGAGTAGAAGAACCTCAAAGATATCTAGCACAATCGCAACAACCTATGTCAGCTAACCCTATATCAGAGAACATGGCTGCTATGAAAGGTATGCCTTTACAAGCGCAGATGGATCAGAATCATGATGCACATATTGTAACTCATGGAACTATATTACGTAATCCTGCTTATAAAGAAAATCCACAACTGCAACAAATATTAATGGGACACATAACTGAACATTTAACTATGAAGTACCAACAAGAAATGATGCAGATGATTAATGATCCACAAATGCAACAAGCGTTGATGATGGCTCAGCAACAAGGACAACCACTTCCTATGGAAATGCAAAACCAAATTGCAATGATGGCAGCTAATGCTTCAGATAAAGTATTACAGTTTGATGAAGAGAAAGCTAAGATCATGGCTGGTGAAAATCCTAGTCCTGAAGAAGAAAGAATGGATTTACAGAAACAAGATCTTGCATTGCGTGCGCAAGGTGAGATGAACAGACTTAAGATACATCAAGACAAGATGGATCTTGAAGAAGCGAAACTTATGACAACGGATGAAAACGAGGATGAGGATCGTGCGCTTAGATTAAAAGAAGCGGAAATGCGTTTTGCCAGTAACATGGCAAAAGATGCTGCTAAGACAATGGATGCAGCGGTTAAGATAACTAAAATATAAGGAGTATATTATGCCAAATTTAGCATATAAACAACCTGCGTTGCAAAGAAATAAACCAATGGATTATGCAAAACCTGCAGGAACTAAAATGAAAAAGAAAACAACTACTAAGAAAAAGAAAGAACAAGGCTATAAAGATAGAAAAGATGAATCTATTGCTATGCGTTCTAAAAAGAAAAGAACTAAGAAACAACTAAAAGCAAGCCGTGATGAATCTTACGGTAAGTTTGGTGGTGGTAAAGGTAAAGGCAAGATCAATAAGTAATGCCTTTTAAATCGGCTAAACAACGGCGCTATCTTCACGCTAATCATCCTAAGATTGCTAAGCGATGGGAAGCAGAAGCTAGCGTCAAAACAAAGAAGAAAAAAAGTGGCAGCAAAAGCAAAATCAAAAAAAGCTAATCCATATACTAAACCTGGATTACGTAAAAGAATTGTATCACAAGTTAAGTCGGCGGCTACTCATGGTACTAAAGCAGGTCAATGGTCTGCTAGAAAAGCACAACTAGTAGCAAAGAAATATAAAGCTGCTGGCGGTGGTTACAAGTAATGGCTTTAACTAAAGCACAAACAAGTTTAAAAAACTGGGGCAAACAAAAGTGGCAAACGAAGTCTGGGAAGAAGTCAAGCGTTACTGGAGAAAGATACCTACCAAAGAAAGCTATCAAAGCATTGAGCTCAGCAGAATATGCCGCGACTACAAAAGCCAAGAAAGCAGCAAAGAAAAAAGGAAAACAATTCTCAAAGCAACCAAAGTCAATAGCAAAGAAAACAAAGAAGTATAGAACATGAAAAAGCAAATAAAAAGTAAAGTAAAAAAAGTTATTAAAGGTTTAAAGAAAGCATCTAAATCACATGCAGCTCAAGCTAAAACTTTACAGACTATAGTTAAAAAAGGTAAAACTAAGAAGTGAAAAAACCTGACTCAAGATTAAAGAGAGCTGGCGTATCTGGTTTTAATAAACCTAAACGTTTAAGCGACGGCAGTGGTAAGTCACATATAGTTGTAGCTAAAGAAGGTGACAAGATTAAAACAATTAGGTTTGGTCAATCAGGAGTAAAGACTAATCAAACAGTAGGACAACGTAAAGCTTTTAAATCTAGACATGCAAAGAATATATCCAAAGGCAAAATGTCTGCGGCGTATTGGGCTGACAAGGTAAAGTGGAGTCCAAGTAAAACTAAATCACCATCTAAGAAATGG